GGATGTCATAGCCGTCCTTGGTGTGGTCTGGATCCTGCAATGCGAGCAATGCGATGACATCATGTGGATTGAAACCGATGTCGGAGTCGATGAACATCAAGTGTGTATCATCCGAACGCATGAACTCATCTGCACAGTAGTTACGAGCACGTGTAATCAACGACTCATTGAACAGGAAGTAGAATCGAACCTGAATACCATAATGAGTACACAGAGCAGAGAGGTCTGCAATCGATCGTGTAAACATACCAGCACACTGTCCGCCGTACATTGGAGCAGCTACGAATAGCTTACGCTTGCGGAGCTCCTCAACTGGGACCTTAATTTCCATACCCATTATTCACTTACCTTTCTTGGACGGCCGCGGCCGCGTTTAACTGGTTCTTCAATTTCTATAACCGGATTCATTACAGGCTCAAGGATAGCATCAAATGCATCCGGTGCTACTTCGTACTTCTTATCGTGCTCTTTGCCGATACCATATGATCCATCATACTTCGACAGGGCCTCTGCATCAAACGACAGATACTGACCGATACGTGTGCCTGGTTTGATCTTCATAGGTCCACAGGTGACATGCATTACCCCAGCCATAACACCATGATACCCGCTATCATAAAGGCCGGAAGTGAGAAACACGCCATTACGGTTAAGAGTAGAGCGAGTGATGACCCAGCCTGCTTCGCCTTCTCCCACCTCGATAACATTCTCCATGACCACCTCATAGTGACCCTCCTTAAGAGTGAAATAGCCATCAGGGTCGGGCGTAAGTTCTACGGAACCACGATGCCGCTTGTCTTCTTCATCGATAATAAACGTAGCAGGACGGATGAAGAACACCTTACCGAGACGAAGGTCTACGGCATTGGGTTGAACGTCCTGCTCTTGTACATTGGTTAGAGATGACCTGGAGTTAGGTCCGGAGATGTGTTTCATTGTGTATCCTCACGTGTTGCATACATCATAAGCACGATGTAATGTATAGCTTTCAAAAGGTCTTTACGGTTGTTACCACCCTTCTTTCCGAAGCGAGCGAGATACTTGATTGCAGTATCTCGAGCGGTGGTGTCGAGAGAGCCAAGTGACTCCCAGAAGTCTACGGTCTGGATCTCTCCATTACCAACATAGTGCTGTCCGTAGGTTGAATCGATATAGGCTTGTACTTCTGCCAGGATATCGCCTTCATTGTATTTATAGTCGATCAATCGCTTGATTGGCATGCCTGGTGTAAACTTTCCAGCGTCCGTCATATCACCCTCAATAGCGTCATAAACGAATCCACTATCCTCGAATCTCTCACGCTTAACCATAGTTAACTTCTCCACATAGATCATTAATATACTTCATGTTCGACTTGGCCAAGTCGATCCTTACCTTATCCAACGTACTGAAGTTAAAGTCAACTTCTTTCTCGAACTTACCACCAACTAATCCTGTTGGCGAACTGTCGAAAGCAATTTTGTTGAGACCAGCCCAGATAGCTGCAGAAGAGTCCCATGTATCGATATGGAACTGTCTGCAGAGCTCAATCTCATTAGGACCATCGACCATACCAAGGAAGTGAATCTTCTTGCCGTTGTTATAGGCAAGATCGAGGATGCCACGACCATAGAGCTCACACATCATACGGAAGCGACTCATATAGCGCTGCAGCTTGTTGTCCTTCTCGACACCATACGCATTAGGAACGCCAAGGATCGATACGCCGATGTAGTCAACATGAGGAGAAGAAGCAGCCCAGGCAAAGGTCGCGATGTAGTCTTCGATGTCCCCAATCTCTGACTGTGGCACGAAGAACGTTTTGAAGCCTGCTTTACGGAACTCAGGAGCTAGCTGCTCTGCAGCCTTGATAGTCTTTGAACCAGGTTTGTTAGGGTAGTCAGACATAACGATGTAGTCAGCCCCAACGAGCTTACCCATCTCAATCAGCTTCTCCGAAGGATACATGTCCCGACCCTGCTTGTACATTTCAAAAGCAGAGTTGTCGAGGATGTATGTATCAGCTAGGTTGCGGCCACTCTGATAGAACCGCGTGTACTCCCTGTCTTCCTCAACGAGGTGAGCAAGAAGTAAATGATGCGATTGAGTGTTTACGAATGTAGGAAGTAGACGCGTGGGCGCAATATGACAAAAGTCAACCATAATATAACCTCATTATAAATTGTAGAAGTAGATTACTTCTTGTGGATCTTTACACTATAGCCCATGTCGTGTAAATCATCAACATGAGAATCAGAAATCTTCTCACCCTTCTTTAGCTGGTCGGATTCGATCCCAGACTTAGGATGGATCTTATGAACGATGTAGTGTGTACCGTTCTCATGTGGCTTGAGCTCAACGTCGTGTGCTTCGTTGATCTCTTGCGATTCAGCCATGAATGCACCAAATGTCTTCATATTAGATTCCTCTTAATATTCTGCGTAGCTTCCGTTCTCGTTATCTTCCGAGACGGATATCTTGAATTTACGTCCAGGATATTTATCTTTAATCAAAACGCTAAGATCATCTGACATCATCTCACACGAACGATAGTCTAGCTTAAGAGTTTCCGTCTGATACAGAGACTCAAGCCAGCGCTTCATCTGGATGAACTCGACATCACGATTGTCATGACGGACTTCCAGGTCTACGCGGAAGTGGAAGATATGACGGTGATCATATCCGAGGAACTTGACATCCTCTAGCTCTGGATTCGTCAGAGCCTCAGGATAACGGTGAATGCCTTCCTTCTGGAAGGTAACCCAAATGTATTTACTTGCCATTAGATAATCCCATACTTTTGTTTAGCTGCTTTAGTGTTGAGCTTTGGTCGTTGCATAAGAACGATACCCGCATCTTCGTACATTTTCTTCCAACAGTCAACACCAAATACATAGTTGCTTTGGAATTTACGAAGACCTTGATTCTCTTCGTTTGTCGTATAAGTTGTAACGAGGTTCTCGAACCACACATTGAAGAACTCTTCGAACGTTAGTTTGGTTGGTGAGTTGACGCAATGCATTGCGATGTTCTTATGGGTAATAGGGTGCTCCAATGCAAGACGCTCGTCCTTGCTGATCGGAAGACCCTTCTTTTGTTTGAGGATGGTCTCGAAAGCCTTCTCGCTGATAAGACCTGTTGTGTTACCATTGAAGCCACCTTCACGAACAGAAGCCTCAATTTGACGACGTGAGCGACTTCGCGCACTGTCTGATAAGCTACCCCACGCATCGTATACCCTTGAGTATACAAGGTAAGATATTTCAAAGTTAAACTTGAACTCTTCTGTGATGATCATAACAAAAAGCCTTCCACTCAGTCTGTAGAACCACTATCCCACAAAACTGAATGAAAGGCAACATTTATTTTAAGAAAGAAGTGAGCGGTCGTCGAACTTAGAAGTTACAGCAATCGCATTCCAAGGATGCAGAGACTCTTCATGCGATACAGCAATCGAGAAGTCTTGGATACGCCCAGCAGCGAACCACTCATCTAGACCTTCATACATCAGACGACATACGTCTTCCGAGAAGAAGAGATTCGAACCATTGAGCTCTGCAAAGGCTTGCTCATCACGGCGCTTCACTACGATCTGGACTTCGGTAGGGATCTGCTTACGGCAGAGCTCTACAAGGTCTTCGATCCAGACGATGTCTTCTGGCTTGAACTCAACCTTGACCTTCAAGATCGAACGCTGCGAGTGAGCATTGGCTGCTGCCTTACGCTTCTCTGTCGCATCATGAGCAAGCTCGAATGAGCAAGGACATGTTGACGAATACACATAGTCGACTGTAAGGAAGAACTTCGTTTCACCATCACGATACTGACCTTCAATCTCGGTCTTGTATGCAATGTGCCCACGAAGCTTTTCGTGAGTGTGATCATGACGAGAACGCAAGGCGTCCTGATGCCAAGGATACTTGAAGCGCAGTTTGCAGTATGCGTTCTTCGAACCCTGCTTCTCCGCAAGCTCCTTAAGAGCCCCACTGATGCCTTCGATAGTCAAATGGTTCTCAATCTTGTCGTGCATCAGAAGATACAGACGAGATAGATTCAGACCCTTTGCATTGACATCATCGAGCGAGCAATAGAGAGAGGCTTCCGATTGGAGAACCTGAGTCCCACCATCTCTACGCTGGACAACAATCGGAAGATCAACTGGCGCAATACCAACCTTACGGATTGGAACGCGTGAGCCAACCAACACTGGATCTACCTGAGGATCTGGCAGATCATCTGTGTAGAAGTCCTCATCATACTTGAACGTAAGATCGGGCATCTTACTCGAGTAATCATTATAACCGATTGTTTTACCTTGCTTTCTCATCATAATTCCTTATACTAATTCTTCCCAAACACCCACAATCTCTGCGACAAGCAGAGCAACGGCCAAGCTCACAACTGAGCCAGTGATGGCTGCAACTAAGCAACCACCTATACGTATACCCGACTTTGCAAAAGAAATCAACTGGTGTTTTCTGGGATCAGGCTGATTCATAATTATATCTCTCTTTCATAGATTGCCGAGTTAGCGCCATGTTCAGCACATTCGACTGATTGGACCCAACAACGGTTGTTAGTTTTTTCACGGATCAGCTTATCAGCAAAATTAAAGGCATGATAAGCAAACTTCTCTGCGCCGACACCATTGAAGATACGAATCTCTGCAAGATCCAATGCTTCTAGTTCTTTGAACTTCTCGAGGTAGGGATCATTAACATCGATCGCCACCTTGTGGTCGAACATATCTTCAAGCCATGCCTTGAGCTGCTTTAGACCACCAAAGTCTACTGCCCAGTTCTTATTGTCCAGCTCGTGGCATCCAAACTTGAAGGTGAACGCAAGACTGTAACCATGAAGCAGGTGGCAGTGAGAGTG